CAAACTTTTTTATAATCGCAGGCGTCATAAGGCATTGGTAATGAAACGTATAGGCTTCGCATGTAAATGGATTGACTCTCCTCATCAGGTCGACGGTATCGATAAAAATGACGATGCTAAACAATATAATACCGGAACAACTACCGTAGCTTGGTTAAATAGACAATCGAGAGAAGTCGCGGAGCAAAGATTATGGGACCTAATGGTAGGCAATATCGAGGCAACTCGAAAGTTGGTAGAACGTGTCAGCACACTTGACCCTCATCTTAGGATGGTTAGGATTAGCAGTGACATTCTCCCTGTTTATACTCACGCTGACTTTGCTGATTATTGGCGTAAACCTGACGTGGTTTCATACGCCGAAACCGCGTTTAAAAGAGTGGGCGATCTTGCTCGCAATAGCAATGTTCGGTTGTCTATGCATCCTGGGCAGTTTACTGTCCTGGCAAGCGATAACCCAGGCATTGTCGAACGCTCAATCGCAGAGTTCGAATATCACACAGACATGGCCCGCTGGATGGGCTATGGAAAGTCGTTTCAAGACTTTAAAATCAATGTACACATATCAGGTAAACAAGGTCCCGAAGGTATCAGACGAGCCTACGGAAAACTAACACCCGAAGCTCGTAACTGTATTACTATCGAAAACGAAGAAAACTCATGGGGTCTAGATGATTGTCTCACTATTAGCGATATTATACCTATTGTTCTTGACGTCCATCATTTTTGGATTCGAGAAGGGAGTTACTTAAATCCTAGCGATGCCCGAGTTACACGGGTTGTTGACAGCTGGCGCGGCCTTCGTCCTACTATGCATTACTCCATATCAAGAGAAGACTATCTTGTTGGACACGATCCAATGGTTCCACCAGACCATAAACAGCTTCTATTAGACGGTTACAAAAAGCAAAAGCTCAGAGCCCACTCGGACTTTTATTGGAATACAAAAGTTAGCGAATGGGCCTTGAGCTTTTTAGAAACACACGATATTATGTGTGAATCTAAGGGTAAGAACTTGGCTAGCTTTGCTCTATACGAGCAAGCTAAACTACTTAAACTGCTTTAGGCTTACGTGGAGCACGTGGCTTTTTAACAGCTGGTGCTTTCTTAGCCGCTGGCTTTTTCTTAGCTGGTGCAATAGATTCTACAACTGCTTGTGTAGCTTGTTCAGCGATTGCTGTAGTTGCAGGAGTTTCCACTTTATAAGGAACTTCTGCTTCTACTGCCTTAGGTTTGATACCAAATAGTTTTTTAATGTGATGTAACATAGTTAAATCTCCTAGTCGAATATTTATAATAAATATCATTATGTACAACTTTATTAGATATGTTAGTCTAAACGAGGGTAAAAGCCCTAAAACTTTAGAGCAGGCAATACTTCCTTATAAAAAGGACGAATTGGAACCCGCTATATCTGAAGATACCATGCGCTATCACTACGGCAAACTGTACAAGGGCTATGTTGATCGTTTTAACAACGGTGAAGGCGACGCTGATTTTAACGAAGCAGGTGCATTTTTACACCATATACTATTCACTCAGTACCAAGCACCCCAAGCATCAAACCAACCTACAAACATTGCTGAAAATTTTATCAACAAATATTTCAAAAGTTTTGATAATTTTAAAAGCTCGTTTGAAAAAGAAGCTATGAAAATACAAGGATCGGGTTGGGTTTATCTATCAAGTGACGGTACTATTAAAACTATCAAGAACCATCAAATTAAAATGGACATTGTCTTGCTAGTTGACTGGTGGGAACACGCCTGGGCCTTAGACTATCAATCTGATAAAAAAGGTTACCTAGCTAATCAATGGAAAATTATCAACTGGAATATCATCAGTTCTAGAGTTGGTCTATCGTCTTAAGACTACTAGCAGGCATACTCCATACTTTTCTAGCTTCAACACCCTTCATTTGGGCAAACTTCTTAGCATCACACTCGCCGCAAACGTGGTAAACATTATTAGTTAAACGATTAGGGTCCATGCGACCCTTATCACGTGTGAACACTTCTTGACAGCAGTCACATCGAAACACCAGCACTTGCTTTTCACGCACATAGGTATGAGTAATACCGCGGTTACTGGTTCTTACATAGTGGTTTTTTCTTTGTTCTGTTCTGATATACATAACTGTATTTACATTAAGGTTATAAAATCCTAAGCTAAATATTAGAACAAGGGCTAATATGATCACTATTTCTGAGTCAGCAAAAGATAAAATCAAGGATATTTTACTTGAAGAAAATAATCCTAAACTAGCATTACGTACATTTGTCCAAGGCGGCGGATGCTCTGGTTTTAGTTACGGTTTTACCCTTGACGAAGAAATGAATGAAGATGATTTCGAAATCCCCTTAGAAGGATTTAGAGTTTTAGTAGATGCAATGAGTATGAACTATCTCACAGGTGCTGAGATAGATTATAAAGAAGAAGTAATGGGTAGTAGTTTTACTATAAAGAATCCAAACGCAACAACCACATGCGGCTGCGGTAGCAGTTTCGGAGTTTAATAAATGACACAACAAGTAATCAATACAGGTATTCAGGGCAACGACGGTACTGGTGACAGTATTCGCCAATCGTTTAATAAAGTCAATGCTAACTTTAGCGAGCTTTATGCAATTTTTGGTCTTGGGGGCAAACTAGGATTTGGTGGCCTTAGTGATGGTACTACATATACTGCTAATCAAATCATCACCGGTAATGCTACTGGAACTGCATTAGCCGCAAGAACGCTTACTAATAGTGATGGTAATATTACTATTACATTTACAACCAGCGGTATTGATCTTAAAACTACAGCATCTCGATTAATTAACGATCCTAGCCCTACATTGAATCAATACATGAATGCTGTTTCGTTATATACGATCGGTAATTTAAAAGATCCTAGTGCATCATTAGTTACTGCATTTAATAATTTTTATTCCGGTGCTCCTACAACATTAGGAAGACTACCGGTTACTGTTAACTACGGTGTTGAGCAATTTATCGCGGCTACCGGTAATAATTTTACCAACGTTGGTCAAACTAGCACTGCTAAGATTGCAGGTACGTATTCAGTGTCTGCCGCTATTAAATCACGTTCACAACCTCTAGTTCCTACTAGTGCTGTTACCGCAGGATCATTTAGTAAAGATTACACATACACGATTGTAACATTAGGAACTACTGATTTTACGCTAATTGGCGCTACTAGTAATACTGTCGGTCTAACATTTACCGCTACGGGAGTTGGCTCAGGAACAGGTACTGCAATAGATGCAGATTACAATTCTAGTCTAACCAGTAACTATCTAAGTACTGAAGTAATGCAACGTAAGGATTCAGTGTATCGCGGTGGTGATACAATGACCGGTGCATTATCTTTATATGATCATCCGAGCCCGCTTGCAGGATATGGTACTCCTAAGTCTAGTTCAGATCTACAAGCCGCTACCAAATACTATGTTGATAATAATACCTACTATAGCAGTATTAATCTATATGTATCGACTACAGGTGACGATACACAAGCATTAACTCCTACAGGACGCAATGGCCGAGCATGGCAATACGCCTACAAGTCTGTCGCTGCCGCTTGTCTACAAGCTGATAGTCTAATAGCTCTAAGCCAATTAGAGCCAGGACCTTATCGTCAAACGATTACCTATACACAAAATGCTGTCCAAAGCCAATCAGTTGTCTATTCAGTTGGCCTAGGGGCCAGTGGCAATAATACTAATCCTGTATACATTCAAGCACAAAGTATACTAAGTCTTAACAAGACATTTATACAAACAGAAACTATTGCCTACATTAACCAAAAATATGTAACACAGTTTAGCAATACCGGATTCTACAATATACTGTTTAATATAGCTCAGGGCATAGGCTACGACGTTATCCTAGGGTCAAACTATAACAGTATAGCTAATGCTACTAGTTTGTTTAACCTGTCATCGATTAATCAAAATATTGTAACTAATCAACTAGCGCAGGTTAAAGATGCTATCAATCAGATACAAACGCAGATAGCTACATATTCTTACAGTACAAGTTTACTAACCCAATATTTTAATCAAATCATCACAGCATTAGAATACGACCTACTACTTGGTTCAAATTTCCAAACTACCTTAGCAGGATTGAATTTTGGACACTATGGTATCGGTATCACTGCTACTGAAATGAACTATGCATTGGACCAACTAAAGTCTACAATACTAACAACTATAGGGTCGCAAGCCGGCCAACCTGCACTGTTAAATCCATTTTTTACAAACTTAGAAAATATTATCTTAACTGGTGCATCATCGACACCGACATACCCTTCTACTAGTTCGACCACTACTGAACAGACGAACGCTAAATCATTGTTACTAAACAACGTGGCATTTATACAAGCAGAAATAGTAGCGTATCTAACTAGTAAATATCCATCACTAAATTATAGCAAGACTACTTGCCAACGAGATGTAAAACTTATCATCTGGTCATTAGTTTATGACATAGTCTATGGCGGTAACAGTCAAAGTATCTATGCCGGTTTACAATATTGGGCCGCTAGTTATAATGTTAATACATTCCAGGATCAGGAAAAAGATGCTACTGTAGCGGCTGTGATCTATTTAAAAACTCTAGTACAAAATGTAATCACCAATACAGCACTAGGTAGCGGGACTACTGTTGTCTATCAAACTACAGTACCCCAATATATCAATCAAACATTAAATCTAGTAACTCTAGGTGACACACTGTTTAATTCTATTATTGCTAATATCACAACTATACAAAGTATTATTAGTAGTAGCACAGAAGCTATAGCTGTTACAACCTATTCACTAGTGACACCAGTTACACCAACTAGTGGTACTGTGTTTAACTATGTACAACAATTTAACATAACTAGTTGGAGTCAGGCAGCTAGTACAAATATCAATAATCAGTTTTCGATTATTAATAATGCATCCTTAACTTCTAGCGTAAACACACTTTTTGGCACTATAAATCAAATATTAACGTATGGCCCTCCTATTAACGCTACGACGCAAACAGGCACAGCTACAATAACACTAACTGGTACTAGCACTACTGCGTTTTCAACATATAACGTTTATAATCTATATGTTAGCCAGCCTATTACATTTGCTAGTAACTGGGGTGGTAGCGTAAATGTTGCCGGCACTGCTGATTCAACTTACTATGTGTTAGCTATAGACTCAGTCGCTAACACATTTACTATTAGTCACACATACGGTCTAGGTGCGGCAGCAATAACATTAACACCTTTAACAGCTACTAGTACAGCTACTATATACAACCGACCTAACCCTACAATGCCTTCAGTTACCGTAGCGGGATACAACCTAGCGGCAGCCGGCATTATAGCTAACTTACAGTTCTTAGCAGAAGATGCGTATCTGTATGTTACTAACAATCATCCTGGATTTGTTCCAGCAGAAGGTATAACACAATTTAAACAAAGCGTAATTTACCTATGTGAAGCTATCGCTTATGATATATGTGCTAGTACTGCATCTACAAATAGCAACGTAGCTACTCTGAATGCTTCTAATCAGATATTGCTTAACTTTATTAACGGCGGAACAGAACAATCATATTGGTACGGTGGTACTAATACAGTAGTCAGTCGTCTGTTAGTTACAGTTGTACGTGTTTCAAGTAGTAATCCTGTTACGCCTCAAGCAGGTGCTACACTAGCACAGACATTTAGCAGTGCGATAAATCCATTCGATACACCGAATGCCTTGGCTACTGGTGCAATTACTACATTGTTTACCGGAACCGTCGAACCAATTATAGGTAGCAATACAGCACTACAACCAACATATCCAAACTTGTCCGGATATCTAATTACTAACGCACAACTTTATGGTGCTACTCAAACTCTACTCGGTCAAGCATCTGCTATAGCAGGTAACATACTAAACTACATGACTACTAAGTATCCCGGTGGTTTTAGTTATAATCAATCGACTTGCTACAGAGATGTCGGCCTAATCATCGATGCTATGGCCATCGACTTATGGACTGGTGGAACTTATCAAAGTATCAATGCTGGTAAGTCTTACTTCAAGAATACATCGGCAAGTACTATAGCTATTGGAACACAGTATACTGAAACTTACGATGCTCTAATATTTGCAGAAAATTTAGCTATCCAAGCCTTGAATCAAGTAAATGCGCTAAGGTATCAAAGCCAAATAGCACAATACTTTAGTAATAGTTTATTGCAAGCCGCTGGTGCAACTAACACATTCATAACCAACTACACAACTATGCTAGGTGTAGTACAGAATGGTGTCGGTTCTGCACCAACTCCGAGTTTCGGAACAGGTATTTGGACAATACAATTTAACAACGGTGGTCGAGGTTATGTTGACCAAGGTGCTCCTGGTGATGTACACATACTTCCAGGTAATATCTTGATCGGTAATACTAGTGGAGCGCAAGGTGTTATTATCAGTTACATACAGGGAACAACATCACAATACGATACTATCACCTTACAGTTAACACAACCTGGTTATTTTATCACAGGTGAAACTATAGATTACGGTGCTACTACAAGTAACTTACAAATAGCTATTTGTGTTGAAAGTGGTATTTACTATGAAGATCTTCCGATCAAACTACCAGCTAACTGTACTATCCAAGGTGATGACTTCCGTCGTACAATCATTCGTCCTCGAGATCGTATTAGTCAAAGTGCTTGGATCAATACATTCTTCTATCGCGATGTAACTGTTGATACATTACTAACCGGTCAAATTAATTTTCCTAGTTTAAACAGAGGCGGTATTGACTATGCCGCGTCATCTAATACCAGTTTAACTATCAGTGCTACTAGTGGTTCTATTACAGGAACATTAGGAACAGGAACTGCCCCTAACACATGGGTAGGATTAATCTTAACGGATGCCATAGCAACATTCTCTGGTTACATCAGTGGTAATATATTGACTATATCGTCAGTGGCTACTGGTACTGTTATCGGAGCTAATACTGGATATACAAGTTCACCTAGTAGTCCAAACTTTGTAGGTCAAGCTATTAGTGGTAGTGGAATACCTACCGGTACTTACATACTAGGAACTGCTACATCGAGTGTAGCTAATGCCAGCAGTAGCACAACAGTAAATTCTGGTAGTGGATCACAGTGGGTTATCAACACTTCGTTGACTGTGGGATCTAGCGGAAGTCCAATTAACATTGTTTCATTTACAGGTCTTGCTGTAGTCACTAGTGTTAGCGGTAACGTATTCTTTGCCAACGTACTGCAAGGATATCCGTTCAACTCATCAGATGCAAGTCCTGCAGTTCTTTCGTCAGGTAATTGGCACTTGTATGGAGCTTTACCGTACGGGTATCATTACTTAACTGACCCTCAAAATGTATATTCAACACCATTGAATAACAAACTAATCGATATGTTCTTAGTAAATGACGCTACTCGTATTAGATTAATAACAGGTCAAGGTCACGGCGGATTCATGATGGTGCTTGACCCTAACGGTCAAATTAAAGCCAAGAGTCCGTATGCACAAGAAAGCGGTTGCTTCAGCGGAAGTACCAATGCACCAAGATTTGCAGGCGGACAATTCATTGACGGATTTGCAGGACGACTACTAGGAAACATTACAGCAGTAAATGCCGTCAATGGCGTAGCTGGTCTTAGTCTTACTATTACCGGTACAGCTAATTCAGGTCTTGATGTACGTGCTCCACAAGTACCTTGCTCATTCTATGTACAAGGTAATCGTTATCAAGTCAATCAAATCTTAAGTTATAGCCAAGCAGTTACCCAAGTTTCACTTGCTTATGCATCGGGCGGAGCAAGTGGAGCAAGTACTATTGTAGTTTCATCACTTACACAAACTGTTACAGTAAACGGTTCTCAAGTAACATACGGGCCACCGAAGGCTGGAATGCTAGTCAGTGGTAATGGCATTCCTGCATATACATATATCAGTCCCTTATGGAATGGATCAACTACTATCTTATTGACTACGGCATTAAACGCACAGGCTGCAGGGTCTTACACCTTCTCATTACCCCAAGCGGTAATAGTATTAGATGCATCAACCCCATACGATCCACTAGGAGCTAGTGTCTTTAACGGAAGTTACAACGGTGTTAAGACAACACTAGGATCTATTATTGATGCTGTTAGTTATGACCTAGCATTGAATACTAACTATCAAAGCACTAAAGTAGGTTTAACCTTACTTCAACCGCAAAACTATCCTTCGGGATTAGCACTGTCACTAACTAGTCAAGCCTCTAATTATATTGGCACACTGGTTTCTAATCTTAGCAGTCCGGCAGTTACTAATACATCTACAATTAAAACTAACCTTACTACAGTAACTAACATACTTAACTATGGTCTCAGTTATGTTCCAATTATCAATTGGCCAACTACAACTAGCACTTATACTACAACCAATCAGATAGCTGTTAAGAATATTTTACAAGCTAACAAGGCATTTATACAACAAGAAATTACTTCTTGGATCTCTTACAATTTTAATATTAGTGCTAATACTGCATACAGCGCAATTAAAGTACAAAATAGTATCAGCTATATCATTGATGCATTGACTTATGATATTGTATACAACAATATAGGAAATAACACTAACAGTGCCATCTACGATATATCATTATGGAATTACAATGGCGGCGCTACTACACTACAGACAATTATCGGTACGAATACCGTTAGTGTTCAGGCAATTTATCTAGCGGCATTTGTAAGACTTAACACTATATTACAATCAATCATTGTTAATAAAGCGATTACTATTACCAACGGTAATAACCTAACACAAGATCGAACAAGTTATCCTTATACACCGAGTGGTACTCCATCACCGGAGCAAACAAGACTTGCCAACTTAATCAGTTATTTGATTGATTACACCGGTGACGGTTCATTCAATTGGTCGGCACAGGCTACATTAACATCAGGAAGTACATATCTATACAATGTATCTTGGATTCCCGGACTTAGTGTAAGCCCAGCTACTACGATAACAGGTACAGGAATTTCTGCTAGCACAACTATTACTGCACTTAACGGGCCTGCTATTAGCATCACTAGTGCTACAGCTAACAGTACTATTGGTACATTAAACTATGCTGTACAAACAACAATACCATTTACTGTAGGTTCTACACTAACTGTTTCTTCGTTCGCCGTAGCAGGATACAACGGTACCTGGACTGTATTGTCAGCTACTACTTCCCAAGTTACCTGTCAGCTAGCGACAACACCTTCAACCGGTGCTACAGGCTCAGCTGTGGCAAACTATACACCTAACATCGGCGGTCCGATAACTATTAGTCAAGCCGCAACAGCTAGTTCACCGAGCACTAACGGTAACAACATTGACGGTACCACTGTAACATTTACAGGTGGAAACTTATCATCAACTAATCCGCTAGGAAGATATACACCAACAGTTAGTTCTACAGACTTTAATACAATAGCAAGTGCTAAAACTAACATATTAGGAACATATAGCTCTGTGGTATTCACTGGATACATTAGCGGTGATACATTAAGTGTAACTGGCGTAACAAGTGGTGGCCCTATTACGGCAGGTATGACTATCACAGGTCTAGGCATTCTAACAGGTACTACTATTACTGCGAACAAGACAGGCAGTGGAGCGTCGGGAACTAGTACCTGGACTGTTAGTCTTTCTCAGATCGTAGCATTAGGCGCTAGTCCGATTGCTATCTCGGGATCATCTGCTACAGGATTGTTAAGTTATATTAATCAAGGTGGTTCGTTGAACATACCAATTGAGATGGGCGGTAACCGTTCAATGTTGGCCAATGACTTTACACAGGTTAATGATCTCGGATTCGGAGTACTGGCTACTAACAACGGCTTGACTGAACAAGTTTCGACCTTTACATATTATAATCATACTGCGTACTGGGCATTAAACGGATCACAAATTCGTAGCGTAGCAGGTTCTAACTCAAACGGTGACTACGGTCTACGTGCTACTGGATATGATCTTACATCACTACCAAACGTCGTAACATTAGCTACTAACCAATTACAGACTGCTAGGATTTACAAACAAGCTACTACCGCCGGATACATGACTCCGACTGCGACAACAGCGGCTCTAAGTGTTTGGATTATCGGTTATCAGTATACTCCATATAATAATTCTGAACTTGAAATCGATCATAGCTTACAAGGTGGTGGTCTTACTAGATATAGTATTTCTAGCGTACAGCATGCTGGTATTAATATTAATGGTCAGGATGTACTACAACTAAGTTTCAGTACAGGGGGAAGTGGCGGTACAAGTAGTAGCGGACTACAATACGCAACCTATGATGGACAAATAGTTACTATTAGAGTATTACAAAATCAAAAGGTCTATAATGTAGCTACTGTACACCCAACTCGACCAAGTACTAGTTTCCAATACTCGAATAATCTAGCTAGTGTTTATAGAGTTATCACATATAACCTAGCAGAATCTACAGGTGAAACTTTAACACAGTATAGCACACTTGGCGGACCTGGATCTGCTAGTGCTACTTTTGTTAGCCCTATTGCTAATGCTACCAGTACTGCTGTTATAACAGTGTCACTTTCATCTGGATCTATTACAGTTGGCCAAGTGGTGACAGGTGTAGGTTTCTCGGGAACTAGTTCGGTGTACAGTGTGTCATATCTTAGCGGTACAAACTATGCTGTTACTCTAACTGCGACTCCTACTCAACAACCTATTGTTGGTGCAGTTATTACATTCCAAACAATATCACAGACAACTTCAATCATACAAACTGATGCATCTTTCAACTACTATCAACTAGCTACCGATCCATTAAGTATCACTAACCCTGATCCTACAGCATATACTACAGGTTATGCTACTGCTACAGTTTACAGTGGTGGTACTGCAAGTGCAACCCTAGTAGTAAGTAGTGTATCAGGAACTATTACTACAGGCATGTATGTAGGCGGTCTAGGGTTCAGTGCATCGGGTCTTTATGTAGGTAACGTCACAGGACCAGATGGTAGTAGTAGATATACTATTACACTGGCAAATAATCTAGGTACCAACCCATATCCTAAAATTATACCGTCCGGTACTGTTTACTTTGCTGTAAAGACACAAGGATCACTAGTAAACGATAATAAGATCGCTATTACTCCTTTGTCACAATCAACTGTAATATCACAGATTAACACAGGAACATACATTACATCATGGAATGGTCGTGTACATAGAATTATCAGTTACACACCTGCTGTCCTTACTGCTACTGCTACGTATGTCAGCGGCGGCACATCTGGAACTCCAGGTCTGACTGTTAGTAATGTTGGTGGAACTATTGTAAGTGGGATGATTTTACAGGGTGGAGGATTTGACGGCTTAGGTATTACTGTTCAATCAATTAATCCGTCAACTGGCGTTATTACTTTAAGTTCTACAACTTCGGGAATAACCAATGGTGAAACTATAACATTTGGAACTGCGGTGCAGGCCTATGTTACAATCGATCCGAATTCATTATATAACCTAGCTGGTACTAACAGTGCGCCGAGTGCATTGACATTTGCTAGTGCCCAGTATACTGTTAACAGTACTGCTTATGAATATATAACCTACAATGTACCTAACACACAAACTAGTGTTAATCCGACTCCGGTTCTACCGGCAGTAGATAGCTATGTTACAATCAGTGGGCAGTCTACTTCGGGATACAATGGAACATATCAGGTAGTTGGGAATACTAACCAGTCTACTATTACTGTAAGTACTACGACTAATCTACAAGTAGGTATGATTTTATCTGTAGATAAAATCACCTATCCTAGTGCTATTGTACCTGCTAACTGTATTGTTCAAACTATTGATAAGAATGGTACTACATTCACTGTCAGCCCTGCTGTATGGTTGCCAAGCTCATGCGCTATTACTGCTACATTCCCGTTAACCGTAACAGGTATTACTGTAAACGTTACCGGCAATAGCGGGTATACTACTGCGCCGGCATTGTCGTTTAATAACGGTGTTAGCTTCACAGGAATATCAGCACAGGCTATAGCTAATATCGATTCGAATACTGGAAATATTACCAGTGTTACAGTGACCAGCGGTGGATACGGATATGCTAGTGCACCGACAATTACTCCTAGCTACGGTAGTGCAACATTTAATGTTACAATGTCGAGTACTACAATATACACTGCAACTGTAACTGGCTTTACTAATTCGACTCAGGTTACTGTAGGATATCCTAAAGCTGTAACAGAACTTACTAGTACTACCTATGGGCAAGTTACTAGTGTAGCGTTTACTAATAACTTGATTACTATATCCGATACTTCAGCATTAAAAGTCGGTAATCAAATATTATTCACATTACCAACTGCTACTAGTTCACAGCTTGGAAATATTGTAGCCGGTGTACCTGCTACGACTGCTGTCGCAGCCACAGTTGGAACTACATACTATATTGCTAGCATCTACAGTGCTACACAGTTTACTATCAGTACAACCCAAAATGGTAGCGTATTTGTTCCGTTGGCCACTGGTACAGCTAGCGGCACACTAAATTGGATATCTACTAACTTTACGTTTGGTAATCCTATTGCACTCACCGGCACCATTGGTACACCAAGCGGATCGGGAACAGGTACATACTCAGTAACATATTCGATTGGATCGACTAGCATTACTAATGGTGCATACTATCGTGTATTCGGCAACACTAATCCGTTGTTTAATGGAACATGGCTATGTACTAGTGCAACTAATCCTACTGCAACTAGTATTATATTGCAGTATCCATCAAATCCTGGAACAGCAGGTAGTTACACAACAACTACTATTGCATTAGAATCTACCACTAGTGCTAGCTCAACATTGGGTATTAGTAAACCATTTAGCTCAGCAACTACAGCATTGAAGATAGGTTATCCAGCTACATCAACTGGACAGATCATTGTTAACATTAGTACATGTCGTGCAACAGGTCATGACTTCTTGTTAATCGGTACCGGTGGTTACAATACTAGTAACTATCCAAATACAATTTTTGGTCCGCCGGCCATTACAGCTAACACAAGTAATCAGATTGTTGAAGAAACTGTGGGCCGTGTGTTCTATGTAACCACTGACGAAAACGGTATTTTCCGTGTAGGTAAGTATTTTACTGTTGATCAAGGTACTGGTACTGTTACATTTAGTGCATCGATCGCTCTAAGTAACTTGAGTGGTTTAGGATTTAAGACTGGTGTTACTATTACTCAGTTCTCAAATGATTCATCGATGAGTGCTAACTCAGACTTCGTTGTACCAACACAGACAGCGGTGATTGGCTATATTAATGATCGTTTAGGACTAACAAACACTGGTGCGGCTACTACATCTAGTAACTTGATAGGTCCTGGATTCTTAGCACTAAATGGTTCGCTGGCTATGAAAGCACAGTTGAACATGGGCAACAGCACTATTATTAACCTCGGTAGTCCACAAAATGGTTCAGATGCCGCAACTAAATCTTACGTTGATGCTACATCATACTTGGGTGGGTTGAAAGACGTCGGCCTGACTAACCCAGTATCTGGAAATGTACTAGTATACGATACTACTACTGGTACTGTTACTAGTACCGCTCAAAGCACAAACTTTATCAGCGGATTCACAATAAACTCCGGAGCATTTGCAAGTTTACAAATTGGTGATACTATCTCGTTCTCGGGCACTGCGTTCGGCGGACTAGCTGTACAAACTTATTTTATTACAGGAATTCCAGGAACACCGGTTACTATACCAGCAGGTACTATAACAGTTAGTTCTGCACTCAATGGCCCTAATGCTGTACTTACTACATCTTCCGGCACGATGTCGTTTACATCGAGTCGTTGGAGAAATATCACAATACCATTATTGGCTAATAACGTAGCAACTGTCACAGCGGCTGGCGGTACTGGAAGTGTCGCAACATTATCATATAGTAGTGTAACTAATCCGTTTGTCGTGGGACAAACAATAGTAGTTAACGGTATGACACCTACTGGTTACAACGGTATCTATATAGTAACTAATAATACCTACAACAGCGGAACTGGTCTCGGTAATGTGAGCTATGCTAACGCTACTACTGGAGTATCAACAGTCAACGGTCAGATTATCGGTAATACTACTAACTGGACTTATGAATCTGCTACTTCTACACTAACTACCATGATCAATAGTAGTAGTATTGTAGATAGCATGATTAACTCGGCTGCGGCAATACAACAAAGTAAATTGTTGATGCAGTATGCAACTGCTAGTTATGATGGTGCTACACCGAGAACAGGATTTACACAGAGTAACGTAGGTCTTGCAGAATTTAGCAGTAAGGTGTTTACATCGACCTTTGGTTGGATTGATCTGAAAGATTCAAGTTCAAGTACTACTGGTATACTACCTGCTAAACTAACTTATCAAAATCAAGGTACTGTTATAGGTAATTTGGGAACAATTGATGGAACTAGTTCTGGTAGCGCAAGTCCGTCGAATACAGTTACGTTTAACAATGTAGCTATCTACGGTAATGCTATAACTAACGATAAATTTGCAGTTTCAAGCACTGTTACTCCTGGCCTTATGTATATTAGCAGTGCGAACGGTGGTAATGGTGCTTCGGGTTACAACGGTAGCACTCCGGTTGGATTCCATACTAGTTACGGAACACTAGCCTATAGTCAAAGTTATGCTAATACTACTATTCCGCAATCTGACTCTAGCGGATACATTGATATCGCAGGATTAAAACTATACAGTAAAAATGCTATTACCTATACCAGCAGTGGTTCATTGTTTAATTATATCACTCCCGGTGGACTTACTTGGGCTTCAGCTAGCGGAGTAAGTTCAGGAACGATAACTATCGGTACTAGTTCGAACATTACTCTAGGTAGTGGTGGTGGTGTAGATACAAGTGGCGGAAGTTTGTATGTTAATAATATAGTTGCTGGTGCTGGATTTACTCCGGTTACTACCGGCAATGCCAAGTTCTGGGGTAACTTTAGCCTACAGGGCAGTTCAACATTGATCGCTACTTACTCAGCTGACTTGGCTGAGTACTATGAAGGTGATGCAGAGTACGAAGTTGGTACTGTAGTTGTATTTGGTGGCGATAAAGAAATCACAGTCACTGACACTATAAACGATACACGCCTAGCTGGGGTAGTAAGTCACACTGACAAAGCAGCCTTTGTCATGTACGACGAATGTCCTGGTATGAAAAATCTAGTAGCACTTGCCGGACGTGTTCCAGTTAAGGTAGTAGGTCGTGTAAAGAAAGGCGAAATGCTAACAACTAGTGCAACACCTGGATATGCTGTTAAGGCACTAACTCCAACACTAGGTGCTATTATTGGTAAGGCGTTAGAAGATAAAGATTACGGCGAAGCCGGTATAATCGAAGTTGCTGTGGGGAGAAACTAATGACACAACAGACAATCAACCTAGGAACTATAGCCAACGATGGTACGGGCGATCCGCTACGTACTGCGTTTCTAAAGATAAATGCTAATTTTACAGATGTATACAATCAAATGAATTCGCTTAATATTTTTACAATCCCTAGCCAGACTGGCAAAGGTGGGGCAGTATTAACCACTAACGGATCCACTCTAAGCTGGTCAACAACTACTAGTACGAAACCATTTGCTGTGGCGATGGCCGCGGCTTTAGGTTAACGGTAAATACTAAAAGAGAGCAGACTATGACAGCACCATTACAAATTAATATTGGATCATACGCAAACGACGGCACAGGTGATGATTTGCGTAGTGCCTTTACCAAGGTAAATGCTAACTTTGCTTCTATAAATGCTAGCATGGGTGTTACCGGTGCTACTAACCTAGGATCTGGAACTGGCATTTATAAAGACATAAGCTCTAATACTATAGAGTTTAAAACCTTAACCAGCACAGGAAACACTGTTACTTTAACTAGTACAGCATCAACTGTTAATTTAGAAGCTAAAACTGTATTGTCGTCAGATACTAATCCATCGCTGGGTGCTAATTTAAATTTAAATAATCACACAATATCCGGCGGAGATACACAAACCACAGTGTATGGTTACGATCAACGTATCAGCGAAAATCTTCTATCGCTATTACTAAACACAAACAATCTCACAGTTGATATGGGAACTATTGCGGCTCCTACTGGGTTTGAAACAACTTCCAAAGGATACCCTTGGGACTTCGGTTCAGGGTTTGCGGTTACTAACAATCATATAAATTTTGGCACCATTACTGGTACTACACTGATTCAAGATGGGCAAGACCATCAAGTTACCTTAAGTGGTAATTTAGCGACATCAGGTGGCTATAATTTAAATTTAAATCTTATAGGTAATAGTTCAGTAACATTACCAGCTAGTGGTACGATACTATCAACTACTAGCCCAAGTGTTACTATACTTAAACCATTTGCTGTTGCAATGGCAGCGGCTTTAGGCTAATCAAATCTACCATGCCTTTAAATATCTGGACACAACCAACAGGCTACCAGTTTACCAATAACGGACAACCATTTCCGGAGCAGGTAGCTGTTAATATTCCATTATCGTTAATACCATCAGTAGCCTTTAATGGGGTTCCTCCACCGTCATATGACGGCACAGGTCATCACCCAACGGTACCATTAAGAAATTCTGCTGGTAGTGCATTTGCCCGATACCCAGTAAACAGCTATACAGATGGCTTACATGCCATGCGTACTGAT